GTGGGTCTTGTTGCTATATTACGGCACGGTGGGTCGAGCGCTGGACCATCAACTTGAGCAGGCCAATGCTTTCACTCAAAGGTGCTGGCAAAGAATCTAGGATAATCATCCTTGCCTCGCAGGGGGACTCCTGGCACACTTCTGCAAACACACCAACTCTCGCCATGGCTACTTTTCTTTTGCGCAAGCCATCCGTCTTGCATAAGATTCTTCGTGTCCTTTTTCTTCTTCTTTTTCAAACACTGCCTGCCTTGGCTGCCTCTTTTGCCATTGCCTACTGGTGTTTTACTGGAAACGCAGAAAATCCACCTACAAAAATCTTGTGATTGGCAATAATAGTGATTCTTCTTAATACCTTAAGAATCTGATTTATTCCACCGCATAAAACCCATGAGCACACAGCTAGGCGTTGTCCACTGGCGATCAAGAATGACTGGCTACGAAGGCCACGGTCAGCCCATGCCTATAGATCAAGCTCGTGACGTCGCCGAGCTGGGCAATCGGAAATACCACATGAAGATTGATCACTGGGTTGTTGTGCAGCCCTTCCAGCAAGCCGACCAATCAAAAGCGTGCCAATGTGAGTCCTAACGCCATCGTGGTTTCATGTTAAGAGCTTGGAGACTGGTAAGCGATTACAACAGAATGTTACAGGGCTGCCCATCCCTGCCTGCCCTGCACATAGGATACGGGAGTCAGGCGGACAAAGCCTGGCGCAAACCTTACCTAAAGGATCATGGCCCATCAATTCCACTCCGGCATCATGATGAATGGCAAGCGTGCCTGGCACGGCCTCGGCGAAGTCATTGAAGGCACTTTGCCGGCTCGCGAAGCTTTTACTCGCGCTGGCGCATTGTTTGAAGTCGAAAAGCGTCCGCTGTTTGTTAAGAGCGAAGACGACTACCAGCAAATTGATCAACGTGTTGCTGTTTGTCGCATGGATAACAATGAAGTTTTAGGCACCGTTTCACCTCAGTACGAATTGATTCAAAACGAAACATTGTGCCAACTCGCAGAGATGTTGCGCGACGACATTATCATGGATACGGTTGTTGTACTTAAGAAAGGCGCCAAAATTGCCTTTACAGGTAAGATCCTTGGCACTGATGCAAGTGTCGTCAAAGGTGATAAAATTCACCGCAATTTTGTTGGCTATCTTGGCCATGACGGAATGACAAGTTTTGGAGGGGTTTATACAGACATTCGTGTTGTATGTCAAAATACGCTGGGATTCGCCCAAGGTGATGGCGCTCGCACTGGTAAGCAATTTTCTATTAGCCATACCAGAATTGGTATTGCACAAATTGATGAGATCTTGCGCAACATTGATGTTGCTCGTCAAACCTTTGGCAAGCACGTTGAAGAATATAAGCGCATGGCGGAAATGCCCATGGATTTTGAAGGTTACAAAACATGGCTTAGTCATCTTTACAATATGCCGTCTGTGACAACTCCTGAAGGCATTCGTCATGGTGCAATCGAGGATTCTCCTCGGAAATGGGAGAAATTGCGCAATGCCTATGTCGGCGGATATGGCGTACATATTGATGGAGTACAAAATACGGTCTGGGGTGGCTACAATGCTGTCACAGAAGTAGAGACAAGCTTGCGTGATGGTAGACTTTCCACGCGGTTTCAATCTGCCACATGGGGCCAAGGCTCCCGCGTGGTTGAGCGAGCCAGAGAAAGCGCTCTTCATCTTTGTGGAGTAAACTAAAAACTTTATGGCCCGCCGGGAGCCTATCCCGGCATTTTTTATTCATTCAATTAACATCATGAAATTTAATGTGTTCGTCCCTTGCACCGCATCTATTTGTGTAACAGTAGACGCGGAAAGCGAAGAAGAAGCTAAGCAACTAGCTCTTGATGCACCATGGGCAATTAAAGTAGGTACAGAAGGATGTGATAATACTATGGATATAGCAATTTGTGAATTTGAAGCGCACGAACAGATCACAAAGGGAAATGTTTTTTATGGCGTGCAAAATGAAATTGAAGTCTGCGAGGCTGAGTGATGAAAAACAGAAATTTTGAAGATCTTAAAGTCGGTGATGTTGTTGCCTGTGCCGTCCACATTGATCGCAAAATGTCTTTACTTAAGGTCGCAAAAGTAACAAAGACAACTTTTACTGCTGGAGAAACTGTATTTAATAAATCCAGTGGTGATGCAAGAGGAAAGGGCAATACATGGATCTACCCGAGCGCATGGATTCCAACAGAAGAAGAAAAGCAAGAAATTGCAAATAGCATAAAAACAAGAAAACTAAGGACGCAAGCTCGATTTTTGTTGCAGCAAGTTAGCCAAGTGGTTGAACAATTGTCAGATAATGAGTTAGCGCTACTCATCCAAGAGCTTCGTCTATACGTAAATAAAAGAAAAGCTGAGTAACCTCAGCCTTGAAAAGGTATCTTGAAACTTCAAGCGTCATTCAATATCATCTTCGTCTTCAACTTTTTTGTCGCTTTCGCTATCCTCGTCAATGTCTTCAATAGCAATCAATCGCTCGGCATTTGTGTAACATGTTGCCATAAATGTCAGGAAACCTGCTTCTTCCAGCGATGATTCTTCTGTGATCATACTTTCATGATCAATTGCGAGAAAGATCAAAAGCGTTTGCGCTAGCTTGTGATATTCATCAGTGGAAAATCCAACCCGCTCAAGCTCTTCTATCACATCTGAAACACGATCATCTACCGTTTCCGTGTCGGGATTTTCTGTGGTGATGTTGTCTGCAATGTTTTGGGAGTCAGTCATGGCCAGTTGATATCGGCACGAACAGCCTAGGGCATTATTGAGGGCTTTGTGACGAATTGCGACAGGATTCAGGATCCAAAAGCCAACGACAGTAGGATTAGTTCACTGGAGGCAGAGATGCTTCCTCAAGTCCCTTTCGGCCCATGACCACTCTTCCAACAATTCATTTAAACGGAACCAGCGCTGACAGCCTTTATGCCGAGTACCGCACAGTGCGCAAGGCCGTTAGTAATGCCACTGATGCTTTGGCTGCAGCAACCTGTAATGTACGGGATTTCTATCCTCAAGGTTCCGACGCATGGCGACAGGCTTGCGATGAGCGCACTGAAGTGTTTCAAATGCTGCAGCGGGTTTGTGAATATGCCGCGCAATGGGAAATGCACGCGCTTGATCATCGCCGCGCCAAGCATTAGGGCAACCCTCTAGTGTGACACGCTGCAAATGTCTCGGTTGATCTGGGGCATTTGCAACAGGTTGTGACGGGTTAATCCCATGTACTAGCTTTGCGTCTTATGATTAGCGCATCGGAGGCAGAGATGCTTCCTCAACCCCCTCTAAACCATGTCTCAACACGCAACAGCAGAAGATTTTGCAAAATGGAAAGAAAAAGCAAAATCCATGACAGATTATGCGTTGATTTATAGCGCTCGTGATGCTTTTCAATGTGCAAGAAATTTTGACAAGATTGATTCTGTTGTTGCCGGTCGTTATACAGACGAAGGCTGCACCTATGGTCAGGAGCTGTCTAGGCGGCGTGCGTCATGCCGTGGTTGACAAAATTGCCCCGGTCGAACCGGGGTTTTTTGTGCCTTAGTTTAATTGCAACAGATTGTTACAGATCCAAGCCATTGCCAGGCAGTGTGATCTATGATTAACACATGAGGCGGCAGAGAAAGCCTCAAGCCGGCGAGGCCCTGAGATGGCCCCGGTAACTATTCACCCCACACCTTTTTGCCATGAAACCGTCTGATTTTTCTTCCACTAACATCGGCCGCAACATTCAAGTTGCCGCCCGCGTCATCACCCCATTGATCGCCCTGGCGATCACCACTGCTGAGCTGGCCTTCTGGCTGGGGCATGAGTTGCGGCTCGCACTTGACGAACGCAATGATCAGCTCGCGGCATGGTGGGTCGCAGCCTTGGGTCTCTCATCTGCCCCTGCCCTTGCCCCTGCTCCGTCGCCAACTACCATCTCAGCCGTCATTCCCACCATCACTCCTGAGCCTATCATGATCACTCCCACCCGCAAGCCTCGCACGAAAAAAGCTGCTGTTGCTGCCCCGCCTGCTCCCCCTGCCGCGCCAGCGCCGAAGCGCCCACGCCCCGCCAAGCGTGCGCCTAAGCGGACTTCACTGGAGGCTGTTGCGGCTTGATTCCAATGGGGGCTGCATTTAGCCAGCCCCACCCCTTGCATTTGTGACAAATTGCGACATTCCGCAGCGCTTGTTTTGTCGTAGTTATACGATAATCACATCCAAAGGGCAGCCTTCTCTCTTTTCTCGTCAATCATGTATTCCGCACGCATCACCAAGACCGAATCTGGATTTTTTGCTTGTGTTGTCCGAATTGACAGCGATGGCACTGAGCAGATTGATTCCTGCTATCGAGGCAGGCATTTTACAAGCCAAAAAGCTGCTGAGCGTTCTACCGCTAAGCACATTACTGCAATTTAATTTCTTCTATCATGACCCAAGTTACTCCAGAACAACTGAACCTGCACGCAAAATGGTTGCGTAATGAAGTTGGCGGCAAACGATTAGGCCTGCCGGGCGTTGATCTGAGGTGCGCTAATCTGAGGGGCGCTGATCTAGGGGGCGCTAATCTGCAGGACGTTGATCTGCAGGACGTTGATCTGCGGGGCGCTGATCTATGGGGCGCTAATCTGAGGGGCGCTGATCTATGGGGCGCTAATCTGAGGGGCGCTGATCTATGGGGCGCTAATCTGAGGGGCGCTAATCTGAGGGGCGCTGATCTATGGGGCGCTAATCTGAGGGGCGCTAATCTGAGGGGCGCTGATCTGCAGGACGTTGATCTGCAGGACGTTGATCTGCGGGGCGCCTTAGGACTGACTGTTGCCTGCGATGCGTCAATTCGTTTGGCAAATGTAGCGGCAGCTGTATTGGCAGCGCCGGAATCACTAGAAATGGATGACTGGCATCATTGCAACACAGTTCATTGTCTAGCCGGCTGGGCGATTCATCAGGCCGGGGTATTAGGGCAATTGTTAGAAGATGTCCACGGTCCGTACATGGCTGGACTGATGCTGTTGGGTATAGAGGCCGCAGCGCACTTTTACGACAGCAATGATCAGGCGCTTGAGTGGTTACGAACTATTAGCAAGCCGGAGGATCATTCTAGTAATAACTTAGCTACTAAGTAACACTTTTAATCTATAAACAAATGAGCTACATTAAACTAGACGACTCCATGAGTCGCAAGCCGCGCATCCTTGGTGATTTGTTAATAGATCAAACAAGCCAACATAAGGATTTTTTAAGAAAGTCAGTCGGGTACCACTCATTGGGCTGTGTATATAGTAAAGAAATTAAAGAAGATGATCCAATTCTGCTTGGTTTACAAAAAGCATGTGAGTTGCATGGCTTTATGGTCAACAGCATTAGCCGCAATGATTATCCAATTTGCGACTATACTTTTGCAGCCGGATCAGTTGGATTACATAGAGATCCTGGTCTTGGTTTAACTGTAAACGTTCTTGTCGCACTACAAAGTTTTTCTCGATCATTCGATTGCTATAATGATTGTCAATTGATTGCACAAGGCAAATCAATAGATCTCCAGATAGGGAACGTTTTTGTATTTAACGGTAATTTTGATCATGCTTGGATAGCCAATTGTAGGTGGCTGATTGCGACGCAATCAGTTAAGCTAAGGAGGAATTGCTAATGACTAACTTTTGTTACGGTTTAGCGCTATAACTGCCAATTGGTCAAACACTTTCCTACAGTTAACTCGCCAGCAACGCATTTTCATGATTGACTATCAGGATTTTTTGGATCGAAAACTAAACGTAGGGTCAGATCATGGCTTTGATCCTACGTTTATGCCGTCACAGTTGTTTGATTTTCAGCAAGCCCTTATTGAGTGGGCTGTTAAAAAAGGTCGCGCCGCAATCTTTGCTGATTGCGGACTTGGCAAGACCGCTATGCAGTTAACATGGGCTAAAAATGTTGTAAGTCATACCAACAAGCCCGTTTTAATTTTAACACCATTAGCGGTTGCATCGCAAACAGTCCGCGAAGGGGAAAAGTTTGGAATTGAATGCCATCGGTCTAGCGATGGCAGCATAACAGGAAAGATTGTGATCACAAATTACGAACGATTGAGCGCGTTCAATCCAAATGATTTTGCTGGTGTTGTTTGTGATGAATCTAGCATTCTTAAAAGTTTTAACGGTCAAACCCGTAAGATGGTGATTAGATTTATGGCAAAAATGCCTTACAGGCTGCTGTGCACCGCAACAGCCGCTCCCAATGATTACAGTGAACTTGGTAACTCAGCGGAATCACTAGGAGAATTGTCCTACACTGATATGCTGCGAAGGTTTTTTACTCAACTTGACAACAAAGGCCAAAAAAGAGAAGAGCGCTTACAAGAAGAAGCGGAAGCGATAATCAAAGCAAACGCTAATTACTACAAAAAACTAGCTTTTAGAGTGTCTCAAACGATTGGCCAATGGCGAATTAAGCATCACGCAAATGATCACTTTTGGCGATGGGTGGCTAGTTGGGCAAGGGCCTGTAGGCTGCCATCTGATATTGGGTTTTCCAATGATGGTTTTTTGTTGCCACCATTGATTGAAAGAGATCACATCATAACCGCTCCCCCTCCTCCCGGAATGCTGTTTTCAATCCCAGCTTTTGGATTAGCAGAAGAAAGAGAAGAGCGCAAGAGAACAATAAATGAAAGATGTGAGCTTGTTGCTAGCTTGGTTGATCACAATAAGCCTGCTGTTGTTTGGTGTCACACCAATGCAGAGGCCAACCTAATTGAAAGAATGATCCCCGAATCAGCTCAAGTAGCTGGATGTACTCCAGATCATCGCAAAATAGAGCTATACGAATCCTTTTCGGGCGGAGATTTGAGAGTGTTAATCATTAAGCCAAAAATCGGCGCTTGGGGGCTAAATTGGCAGCACTGCTCTCATGTTGTTACGTTTGCCAGTCATAGTTATGAGCAGTATTATCAATCTATTCGCCGTTGCTGGCGCTTCGGGCAAAAAAACCCTGTTCACGTAGATGTAGTTGCTACAGAAGGAGAAGTTAGAGTTGTTTCTAACATGAGAAGCAAAGCGGAAAAAGCTGACAATATGTTTGAACAGTTAGTGGCTCAAATGAATCATGCCACTACAATCAACCGCACCAATTCCTACAACAACACCACGGTGATCCCACAATGGCTGTAAAAGACCAACTCATCACGGACGATTACGCTATCTACAATGGCGATTGTATTGAGGTAATGCAAAGCATTCCCGATTCATCTGTGCATTTAACGATTTATTCTCCGCCATTTGCTGGGCTGTATCAATACAGCAGCGACGACAGGGATATGTCTAATTGCTTAAATTATGACGAGTTTTTTGAGCATTACGGTTTTTGTATAGATCAAATTAAAAGAATCACGATGCCGGGGCGCATTTCTGCTGTTCATTGCATGGATATTCCGCTTACCAATGCAGGCTGTGACGCTATGTTTGACCTTCCGGGGCGCATCATTCAAGAGCATGAAAAAAGAGGATTTGCCTATGGTGGCCGCCGGGTAATCTGGAAGGAGCCTCTCATGGTGCGCAATCGCACTATGATGAAAAGCCTTCACCATAAAACACTGTGTGAAGACTCAACTCGCAACAGTATTGCCAATGCTGATTACCTGCTAATGTTTAGGCGCAAAGGTGAGAACACGATCCCAGTAGTTCACAAAACTGGACTGTTGTATTATAGCGGCGAAAGGCAAATTCCGGCTGATTTGATTGGTTTTCGTGGCATGGAAGGAGATCAAAAGAAAAATCAATACAGTCAGTGGATTTGGCGTCAATATGCTTCTAGCGTATGGGGCGATATCAGGATTGACAACGTACTACAATTCCGCGAAGCAAAAGATGATGATGATGAAAAACATGTGCATCCACTTCAGCTTGATGTAATTGACAGAGCTGTTGTGATGTGGAGCAATCCAGGTGAAACCGTATTGACTCCATTTATGGGGGTCGGAAGTGAGGTTTACGGATCCGTCAGGGCTGGAAGGCGTGGTTTTGGAATTGAACTAAAACCAAGCTATTACAGGCAAGCCGTACGTAATTTAACGGCTGACGAGGCAAAAAGTGATCATTATCAGCAATCTTTAATGAAGGATCCCATGAATTAAATCGCAGCTAAGACTTATTTAAGCTAAGCTGATTGTTGCCGCAAAAAGCAATGATCAGCTTAGATTTATGGCGCATTGTAGAAGAGATATTGCCGCTCTTGCAAGAAATTGAGCGGATCGAAGCCATGGCCGCAGAAGACTTAGATCAGGAAGACTTATCAGATATAAGAAATGTTAAACAGTAGCGATATG